TCCCAAAGACATTTCCAGTCTTCAGGTTTGTCTGCATATTCTAAGACTGCAGGCATGGACAAATATGACCAAGGCAATATGCCATCGGTATAATGCTGTGGGTTGCGGAGCTCTTTATATAAGTCAACCGCTGAGACTCTAGTTCCGACAACAAGAAGTTGCCCACCACCTGGTGGAAGGCGGGAAGCAACTTCCTGTCGAATCCATTCTTGTTGCTTAGCCCACTCTCCCGCGTTAGAGAGAGTGACTACGTCGTCTAGGACGATAAGGTCTGCACGGTTTCCGTAAACCTGCCCGCCCATACCAATAGCTTCAACCGAAGGGTCTTTAGCATCGTTATCGCGGATGTCGCCACCAAGATAGATCTTGGTTGCTGACCACTGATCCGAGGTAGCTTTGTATCCATCGACTGGACCAAAAGCTGCCTGAAGGTCAGCGTATCTTGGATGCGTCAAGCGTTGCTTGATCGCATATAAAAATTTCTTTGCTTGCTCCTGGGTTTTAGAAATAACCATGATGGAGATGTTTGGATTTTTAACCAGACGGTAAGTCACATAGTTAATCGTGATAGTCATCGTCTTGGCGTGGTTAGGGGGAACGTTTACCAAGAGGCGGGAGAGTCCCGCCGACCCTTTCTCGTAGACCATGCTGTCATGTAACCAAGAAGGATCATTGCCTTCCAACATGTCTACCACATTCATCATGTGGGGTGGAACCTTGGTTCCCAAGTAATTCTCAGAAAACTCTGCAAACCCTGATAAGCTAGACCGAGCATCTTGTGCGAGGTCTTGTGTTCTAAACCGAGCATTATCTACATAAGCTGAGAAGCCCTCGGCTTCTCGGCGTTGGGTATCATACCAAGATCGAGATCTACCAATAACCTTTAGGGCATCAGCGATAGTGCGCCCTTGGCGCACCAAGTCAATAAGTTCTTTACGAGCTTCCTCTGGTGATAATTGTCTTTCCAATGTGGACTCCAGTGTCTGTAGGGGTCCACAGGGGTCTGGACAGAAGTATCCCCACTTATGCGTATTTAATCTTTTAGGCAGGCATTAAGCCTGCCACAGAAGGCTCAATAAGTATTTCGCCTTATACTTATATAGGGGTCTAGAGCGTCGGCGTGTTTCAAGACCTTTTGGTAATTATTTTTTAATTGTTGGTAAAAGTCCTGGTCAGCCTGGTTTTCTGGTGAAAATAATTTAGCTGATAGTGGGAGGGGGAGGGGGGGTGGTGCTAAACATCGGGGGGGTCGGCATGGGCGCAGGCATGCAAAACAGGGGACAAAGGTTGCCCCTTGCCCCCTGCATTTGACGCTCAGATTTGACAAAACCCCCCACCCTGTGCTACGCGGGCGGGAGGCTTGCCTAACTATCTTATAGGGAAATCCTCTTCATTACTACGCGGAAGTTATCGCACACGATACTCAACTCCATCGCGTTGCGAACCTCTGCTATGTCATACACGATACCTATGCGTCCCTTGCCTACGTGAACAAGGTCTCCTAATTGTGCATACGCGAGGGGAACCAATTCGAAATCAGGGATGTGATTCAGGCTTGGAACTCCGTATTCCTTACGCACCTCAAGCACCTCCGCTTGAAGGTCTGCAAGTAGGTCGTCGTGTGTCCATGCTGTGATTGTGTTCATGCTGTGTGCCTTTCGCTGTTTACGTTGGAAGACCACCTCCCAACGACAAACATTCTCTCATACATCGGGCTGAATGTCAAACACTGAGCGTAAATCCTCGGTATGTCGGCTCGTTATGTGTCATGTCATGTGCCGTATGCGCCATGATGCGGGCGCATGTGCGCTCCACGCACACACGCACCCCGCCTAGTGAAAGGTCGCACGTGCGAGCTACGTGATCGCGCCTGTCTTTTCTTGATAACAAATCGAAGATTTGTTTGATTAAGGGGGTCGAATCAAATCGGTTCGGCGATTGACGAAAGGAACACCATGAGAACAGTTGAAACCAAGACACTGACCGCCGTCGTAAAGAACGGAGTTGTTCATGTGTCGAAGCCGAATGACAAGCGCATCTTCGCAAAGGTGCGAATCACCACCAACACAGCCAAATCTTCGAAGAAGATTGAGGCAATCCTCGGAGCCTTCAAGGCATACCCGAACTTTACCACAGTTCTGGATGAAATCCAGAAGGTAGAACCAAACGCTTACCTAACACTGAAGGGAGGTCGCGCCTAATGTTTTACTGGGGAGACTATGTAGCAATGGCAATCGCTCTATTCACCAGCGGATTCACCCTCGGCATGCTCGTCGCAAGACGAGCAGTGCGTGAGTGGCTCTCGCGTCAAAGATAGCAGACGAAGTCTGCTTATTAAGGGGGGACGGCAAATCGCTGTCCCCTCTCCACCAATCGAAAGGAGCAACACAATGAGCACACTGATTAACTTCGGCGTTGACTGCCGTAAATGCGGTGAGACAACGCAACTTCCCGCCACTGTCGAGCAACTAACCGAGTTATACCTGCCTCGCACAGAGCGCAGACTTATGCAAGAAATCTTCCCCGATTTATCTATCGGAGATAGAGAGTTGCTTATCTCTGGCACATGTAATACCTGCTGGCAAAACATGTTCGGCAGTGAATGCGATGAGGAGGAATAACATGAACTACAAGATAGCGGTGAACTGGCAAGAAGATGAAGGCGGTCCTACAGGCACGATGTATTTCGTCGAGGTCATGCGACTTGATGACTGGAATACAGTCATCGTTGAGACCAAGCACCACAACATGAACGAAGCATGGAACGAAGCACTAACCCAACTACAAATCAAAGGAGAACTGTAATGAGAGTAGCAACAGCAATCAGTCTGCTTCAGGAACTAGACCCCGAGTCCGAGATCGCGTGTCAATGGTATGACCAAGAGGACATGACACCGATGACTGACACCGATGAACCATCCTTAACTAAGGATGAATGGGAGTTAGCAATCGCTATCTTCAACAAGTATGAGTTCCCCGACATGATGTATGCAGTAGAGCAAGCGATTGACGAAGCGAAAGAACGACTAGCAAAGGAGGCAAAAGCATGACACAAACAACAGCACTCACTTTCAGTGAGTGGGAAGCCAAGTATAAGCCGAAGGCTAATCACCTCGTGGAAGGGGCATCCTTTCAGGATGAGAATGGTGTCGGCATTATGTTCGAGACTTACGGAGTCGAGGTTGACTACGTCAGAACCAATAGCAACGAGCACATCTGGACATACATAGATGAGGACGATAAGGGCTACATCATTGCGGGTTATCACTGGATAAATCGCATCGGTTATTTCATAACCGCAGAACCATGGACTGATGAGTGGGAAAGTATCCCGCTTGATGAGGAGGCAAACTGATGACCAAATACATAGCCAATGAGAACGGAGACTGGTGGGAATACGTCGAGGACTCTGTCCTCTTCGTCATTGACGACAGTGAAGGACACATAAGTAAGGCAATGCAAGAGGAAGACACATCACCCGATGATGACAAGTTCGAGAAGTTCATCTGGCGATACGGCAAAGCCGTAGAAATCAAGGAGGTAATCTGATGACCAAGCACACAGTAAGAGCAACACTTACCCGCGAATACGAGATAGAGGTAGACGCAACAGACCCCGCATCAGCCATCGAGAAACTCGATGACTGGATTTCAGATGACTTCGAACCGTTCGAGGTCAACGCACACTGGCAACTGGAGGCAAACTAATGGGACGTAATACAGCGCAAGACCTAGCAGAGAATGTCATTGACATTCGCCAATCAATAGCAATACAACTGACGAGTAATCACTACCCGCCAGTGCCACTGAGCATGGTGGAACCATGCATCGAGGCAATCTATGCAGTATCCGAAGGACTAACCCATAAGCAAATCAATCTGCCGAAGGGTGTCTCATGGCGGGGCTATCCTACGGCTCCCGCCTACACGATAGTGGAATCACATCACTTAGAACCATGGTGCGACTATGACCACGACTAAGCACATCATGGACATGAACATACACGAGCTCGCGGATCTCGTGTGCTTTGGATACGAAGGACATCCTTGCACCAACACAATGGATGAGTATGGCTGTCGTAATTCCATGAAGGACAACGAACCATTCTGCGCTGAGTGCTGTGCAGATACAACGGATGGCGCATGCTGTGGGTAGCACGTCATTCATAGATAACACATCGAAGATGTGTATAGAAAGTGGCTCAACAAATCAACCAACAAAGGAGGCAACACAATGAACTACAAACTCAGAGCAATCAACGATGACTCGATTTCCCTGAACGGAACTCATGGTCAAGGCTCAATCATCACGACAATGCGTAATCTCACACTTGCATTCGGTGAATGCGAGGAGGAAGAGAGCGACAAGACACGCTACATGTGGTTCCTCAAGTTCGAGACGGACGAAGGGGAAGATGTCGTTGCCGACATCTATGACTACAAGAACTACGACGAAGACAACGGCATGCGTATCGCCGACATCGAACTCGATGAGATATTCGAGTGGAGTATCGGCGGGACTAGTGCTCATGCTGTCTATGCAATCATGGATGCACTACGTAAGCGAGGCGTAAGTTTCGCTGGCGTTAAGGTCAACCACCCCTAACGAAAGGACAAACATGCTATCCCTGAAACGAAGCAATGACCGCAAGGTCACCAACCTAGTAACACCTAATGGTAAGCAGTCGGCTATCGCCAACACCTTCGGCTTGCCAGCAGGCAAAGCCTTCTCATGTCCTGATGCGACATCAATCTGTGCGAAGGTTTGCTATGCAGGTCGGCTTGAGAAAGCATACAAGCCAGTGCTTGCTACTCTCATGCATAACTGGGAACTACTCAGGGATGCAGACATAGACACAATGGTCGAACTACTCGACGACATGCTTGTTGATTTCATCGCTGATTGTGAGAGACGGAATGCCCCGAAGTTATTCCGCATCCACTGGGACGGTGACTTCTTCAGCCAAGAGTATGAGTATGCATGGCAGAAAGTAATCATGATGCATGAGGACGTGCAGTTCTGGTGCTACACACGAGTGCGATCTGCTGCTTACTCCTTATCGGGACTAACAAATCTCTCGCTGTATTACTCAACCGATAGCGAGAACAAACACATAGCCGAACAAGTTCGGCGTGATACCGACACCAAACTAGCGTATCTATCTACCACTTTTGCTGATGCAGAAGAGGAGATGACACGTATCACTGGCAAGGTAGGTGCGAAATGTCCTGCACTTACCAAGCAAATCCCACTCATCTCAACGAGTGGTTCAGCCTGCGTTAGCTGCGGGCTCTGCGTATACGGAAAGTCCGACATACGATTCAGCACATCAAAGAAATGAGGAACCAATGGAAGCATCATTCATGATCGCACAGGTAGAGACAACCATGTCTAACTACACCAACCAATACCACCGCTTAGGTATGCAAGACCTTGCTATCTGGCAAAGCCTTGAGGCTATCTATAAACGACCAGAAGAGTATGACCTAGTGCTCACCTCGACACGTGAAGAAGCCTTTGACCGCATGGTCAAGGACAACTGGCACGTATATATGGGTGACCATTTCTTCGGGCTGGATTATGAAGTCATCGATGAACTAGTCCTTGAGTATGTCAAGGATAACAAGTTAGCAACGGATGTGAGTGATGATGAGTAACGCGTCATTCATAGATAGCACATCTTTAGATGTGCATAGAGATAACCAACCAACCGAAAGGAGCAACACAATGGAAACAACATACGAAGGACCAGTAGTAACAGAAGACCAGCAACAAATCGTGTATCTCAAGGAGGAGATTGATGCACTCAAGAAGCGCATTGATTACCTAACGCTCGACCTAACACAAGCACGTAGCATGATCGACGAGCACCGCCGTAAGGTAAAGAACTTATTCACCAAGGTGAATGACTTCATCGACGAGAACGATTGCGATGATGACGGAGACATCAGCCTGTCAGAACTAGATGACATACTCGATACCGTATTCAACAATCGCCTTGTGTTCGAGAAGTTATACGAGGTGCAAGTTACATACACAATAGATGCGACGTTTGAAATCCGAGCAAAGGATGAGGATGCAGCACGTGAGATTGCCGATGAGATTGGTATATCTACCGACCCAGTGTTCGACCATGAAGATGACCCAACCGAATGCGCGATTAACGAATCACGTGTCGGATACCTACAACGAAAGGTGAACTAATGACAACGCTAACAATCACACCAAGAATCGGTGACACCTGCATCAATGGGGCTGTCATCGTAGATATCAAGAAGGCATGGGATGAGTCGGGCTATGTAGCCCTCTGCCTATGGACGATTGATACACAGGATGCCAAGGCATTCACCCGCACAGCTGATCCATACGTAACCTGGTTCATACGCCAGGAAGAAGGTGGTATCCGTTGCTACTCAGGTCACTACTACGACCAACTCTCGGAGGCAGTTGTTGATTTCAACAACCGCTTCTGATACCCTCACACCTACAACCCAACACGAAAGGAACTACCATGACTAAACTAACAATCAACTCACGCCGTAATGCTTACAGCATTATCGGTGAGCAAGTAACTGCAACATCAGCACGAGATGCAGCCACACAGGCTGGACTCGACTGGCATGTATCACTAGCAGATGTGTATGCATCAGCCGTATCAAATGAAGGTGTTAGCCAACTCGAAGTGCCTAACACTTTTGCATCTATCCGAACCAACAAGGACAATACACAATCAGTGCTTGGCACTGTCGGTGGACGATACAAAGTATTTCAGAATGCTGAGATGTTCTCAGGTCTGGATGCACTGGTTGATTCAGGAGATGCACGATATGCATATGCTGGTGAAGTTAAAGGTGGAGCACAGGTATACATGGTGCTCGAGCTACCTAGTGGTGTGAAGATTGGCAACGATGAACACGCTGCTTATCTAGTGGCACGAACATCACATGATGGTTCAACTGCACTGCAGATTGCACCAAGTGTGACACGTTTACGCTGCACCAATCAGATCGCTGGCATCTTCTCTAAGTCAGCGACCTACACACTCAAGCACACAACCAATGCTGAGTTCAAGATTGAGGACATCCGAAAGATTATCCCAGTCACATACAAGGGTATTGAGTTCTACGAAACTGTAGGCAACAAGCTTCTCGGAGAGAAGCTAACTGATACAGAAGTAGATAACATCTTCAAGAAGATGTGGTCACTACCATCTGTGATTGAGCAATCACCGTATGCACTTCTCACAACTGGACAGAAGCGACAGTTCAACTCAGCAATTGCTGCTCGTGATACAGCCAAGAGTATCTACAAAGGTGCAACTGGCACACAAGAAGAACTCTATGGCACAGCGTTCGGTGTGTTCCAATCAGTGGTTGAATACGCTGACCACTACAGCCACAAGTCAGAAGCAACACGAGCCGAGCGTGTCATAAACGGTTCGGCTGATCGCATCAAGAGCAAAGCTCTTGCCTTACTAACGAAGGGAATCTAATGGAGAATCCATTACAGAAATACGTAGATGCTCTAAACAGGGAGCAACTATACGTCCAGCCTCACATCTCGGTGAGGCTGGCACAATACATACAGAAAGCACTCGACTACCTACACATCTATGCACAAAAGGTAGATGATCCAAGTGTGATCGAGCCTGAGTTACACAAGGAAGCAGATGATGTAATGATTGACATCATCTTGGATGCACCACTACCAGAGGAACAATCCAATGGGTAAGTTAGTAAGCAAGGACGTATTGCAAACACGTCCGCCACGTATGTATATCAAGCCAATCGTTGGCTGGTCCTGGTATTGTGGATACCATGACACCTACGGTATAGCCGAGGACAGGGATGAATGTTCATTCATGTTCGGAGCACACATGCATTACTACCAGATAGACGGTGATGTGTGTGAGCCTTACTATAAAGAATGGAAAGTAAAGGAGGAAGCATGATATATCTAGCAAGCGTTTGTCTTATCTGTTCATACTGCAATGCAGAGATTGAACGTAGGTCAGAGCGTGAAGCACAAGAAGCACTGGCTTGGCATCAGAAGTATGTGCAGTGCATGAAGGAATACTAATGGCTAAGCCACGTCCAACAGAGATACGTCTAGTAGCGAAGCTACTAGATCCAGACGCTGAGAACTCCGAAGATGCTTCGGCACTAGCGATTGAAATCATTGAGGCACTAGATAACTCTAGGCTTAAACGAGAATCGTTTATTGTCGTAGCAAAGTTGGCGGACTGGGTTCCCTTGCAAGCATGGGGGGAATTCAGCACCCGCTTACAAGCGGAAAAGTTTTTCCCTCACCTATCTGCACCAGGTCCAGATGTTGGTGGCAAAGGTGCAATAGCAAGGCTAGAAAATCCAGATGATTTACTTAAACGAATAGGAGCACTGTAATGTTTTACAACGGATTCACTTTACTCATGCAGATGTTTGCGGGAGCAATGATGTATTGGGTAGGTAGATACTTCGGCTTCATGGCAGGCGAAAGATCTATGTATAAAACAATGACATCACTGCAACAAGCAACAAGAAATATGTATCAAGAAATAACTAGAAAATAAAAAAGGGGCGGGGGCTTATGCCTCCGCCTTTTTTTCTTTCTCGTCCGCGATCACATGCGTGACCCAAAATAATTTATAGAACTGCTCATCAAATGAGAATCGTTTCATGTGCTTAACTGTCGCACCAGTATGTGCATGTAGTGGGACACCAGCTTCCTTCATTAACATGAAGAACTGAATGTCTTCCGACACAAACTTGGAGTCATCCTTGGCAGCCGAATACTCCATAAAGAATGGGATGTTGTCTCCATGAAATTCTTTCATCTTCTTGGCTGCCGACCTGTGCATCAGGAAGAAACCATAGCCAGCATAATCACATTTCACTACAGCGTTAGGCTCAAGGGGATGTAGGTATGACATGACATACTTATCCTCTGGATGTGCCATGAACAAGGCAGGGTATGGCTCCATCAAAGCCTGTTCATTCTGCTTAGATATAAAATAAGTTCCGCTTACTGCGGGAAACTTATCCTTATCAGCCAAGTCCCAGATTTTTTGTAGCGAATCATTGGTGACATGAATGTCACTGTCTACCCAGAGAATCCAATCAAAGTCTGACTGATACCAGACATCAAATGCTGTCTGACGTTGCCGTCCAATTTGATTTCCTTGCACACGTTGAGCTCCACGTATAGGTATACCACTGGTAAGGATTGTATATACCAATCCTTCGGTGAATTTGCCGTCTACCATTCCATTGTCACACCAAGTAAGCATGATCTTTTCATTAGCCTTGTGCATGATTGCCTCCCCATCCTGTCCCTGTAAATTTAATTGGTGGTGCGTTATATATTCTGCGTAGTGTGCTACCGCATACAGGGCAGTCGTATTCTTGTTCGTCCTCTGTCATGCCACGTTCAATGATGATAACCTCGCCATCACCTGGACATTCATATTCGTAGTTCATTAGTAAGGCGTAGCCCCTCCCAGTTTATCGGCGATATCTTTAATCCCTTTGGCAATCAGTTGTTCAACACGTTGAGGTGAGATATCCCAAGCTTCTGCTATCTCAGCCAGTGGTTGGTCATTAACAAACCGAGATGTAAGAATGCCTTGCATTCTTGGATCAAGCTTTCTCATTGCTATGTCTACATCAGAGATCATTGCTGCTAAGTTGTTGCCTTCGTTAGCCAGTCGCTTAACCTTTACACCATGCACATCTGGATCAAATACTTGGTTAGCCAAGTATGATTCATCAGTGCCAGCAACTTTGATTAGACTTTCAATTAGCTCGAGGCGATAGAAGTATTCATCGCCGAGCTCATATCCTAAAGCTTTAGCCTTTTCCTTACGAGCGTAGCGTTCGCCAGCTCTACGTATGAACGTGTGAAACGCTTTGTATCCCTGCTTCTTCTCAATAGGATCTTCGCGGTCAAGATATTCTTTTACTTTATCCTTGCGCTTCCATGCATACTCATTCATGGCTTGCTTAATATCTTCAAGCTCGACGAAGCGATGATATCTTTTGGACAAGTGCCAGGCTATACCTGTTGTAATCTCATTGATCTCTTGCCACACTGGGTGGTCTCGGGTTAGGTCAGACATATTGCTTAACCAAATATGTATGCGCTGCAAGTAAAAGGTCAGGGTCATCACCTAGCAAACCGAGTGCTCTGTTGTGATTAGAGCATAGCAACCCACGCACTTTACCAGTGCGATGATCGTGATCTATATCCAATGCACGAACTGATGGACCAATGCCACAGATGTAGCAGCCACCACCTTGAGACTCAAGCATCTCTTCGTAGTCTTCTACGCTAATACCGTAACTACGGATACGTGATACTCGCTGCTCCTCGTATGTTTTATTTCTGTTGCGTGGCATACTTCTCCCAGATACCTCGCTCTACCATCAGTGCAATCACTGCGTAGTTAGCAATGTCAATGAAGCTATCTTCGAGAGCTTCATTGTTAGGTTCAATGGAGTTGTATATAAGATTCTTAAGTCGCTCAAGTTTGTCTGACATGCGAACCATCAACCCATTGGTTGCACCACCAGGTGCATTCCAAATGTTTAGTGGACCGTAGTCGACTTGCTTCTTAGCAAGGATTTCAAACAGCTCATTGTATATATGGCTGGCATCATCTTTGAAATCTTCGATGGTTAATTTATTCGTCGCCAACGGAGCACCTTTCAGTTGTTAATTGCATTAACTAAATCAGCTAATGCTTGCGCTCCTTGGTCTACAATTATACTATTAACATCACTGTCAGGCGGTAACGACACGCGGACAGCTTGAGGTATGGCATCTTGCAAGCGACGTGCAAGTTCCTGCCCTGGGTTAGAGCCATCCTCTTTGACATCATTGTCTGTGCAGATTATGACAGTGCCAATACCATCAAAACACCTACTAAAATAAGGCTTCCAAGCATTAACGCCAGCAACGGCAACAGCAGGGAACCCAGCAAGAGTCGCACTAATCGCATCTATTTCTCCCTCTACTACTAACACTTGATTGACTGCATGAAGTATTGCATTAACGTTATATAGGTGGTGCTTCTGACCAGTGGGAATCATATACTTAGGATCACCACCATCAATGCGACGGAACTTAAACCCAACTACGCCAGCCTCTGTGATGTAGGGGATAGATAGGTGGTGCTTAAGTCTGTCTTCATGACCAGGTGCTACCTCTGCTACGTAACCAAGTAAGAACTTCTCGGCTCCGTCAAGGATTCCACGCTGTGTTAAGTAAGCCTCTGCTGGTGAACCAGCAAGGCTGTTGTGATACTGGTGTGCTGCCTTAGTCCAGAGATCTATGAGCTTGGGGTTAGTCTTCATGGTTTCTCCTGCCTGTGTGTAATGAATGGAGGTGCAGTATATACATCATTGCGAGCAGCAATCTGCATTGCTTGCTTCCATGTCGCACCACCTGC